TCTCGTTATATTTCTCTACGGCTTTTTCGGCATCGTATGTCCCACGTTCGGCCATTCCAAGCACCACACCAAGTTCGGCGTAGTCTTTCAGCCCATCCTTAGCACCACCTTCTTTGAGGACTTTATTAACTGCCTGCATCTGTGCCCGGAATGAACCAGCCGCCGCTTCGCCTTTGAAGAGGTTGCCTATCGCATCGACTATCTTAGACCCATAGAGCGTAAGAAGCGTTACGCCTACAATCATTACAGTATTGATAGATAGGATTGATTTAAGCATTATCTTCCATGCTCCACCCATACCCATTGCCTTTGTGGTAACGTTACCCAACTTATCGGTGGTGGTGACCATCGTTGCGGCAAGCTGACGGAAGCCATCGGCAAGCATCGGTAGGTTGTTCGAGAGCGACATGAACCCTATACGTGCGTCAATGGCAAAGTTCGGCAACTCACGCATGACCTGCGTCATCTGAAACGTCGAATTGTAGGCGTTGTTCATGCCCGACTTCGTGCCTGCCGTGCCTGTATTCAAGCGGATGAGTGCCTCGGTAGTCTTCATCACCTCCGAGCGTGCCGCCGCCATCTCACTTTCAGTCACTCCGACCTTTTGAGACAGGTTGGCGTAATTGATTGCCGCCAAGCGTTGCTGTGCATTCAGACGTGTCACGGCATCGACAGAACCACTCGTTGCCTGTGCTTCGAGTTTCTGGATATTCGTTAGAGACTGCAGGGCAACCTTTTCCTGCATGGTAAGGGCTACCTTCTCCTTCTTAACCATCGTTTCTCCCTGCGTTGCCCCTATTGTGTTTTTAATCGCATCCTCGTATCCTCCAACGGTAAGTGTGTTATCTCCTGTGGCTTGTTTTGCCAACTTCATTGCCTCACGAAGAGCCAACGTGTCCTGCTGTAGCTTTGTTAGGCTTGGGTCGGCGACTATCTGTGCCTGAGAAAGTTTGTCTAGTGTGATTGTATTGAGCTTATACTGCGCCGAAAGAGCGTTATAAGAACCCTCCGCCGAAGCGTTGAGCTTCATCTGATTTGCTGTAATAGCGTTTAACTCTCTCTTTGAGTACGAAAGTGAAGCTATGGACTTCGCCTCTGTCGTATGTGCTGTGGCTACTTGTGCTGCAAGCTGTATCTCTTTCGTCCGTTGCGCCTCAATTTCCTTGTTAATGGCTATTGATAATCGCTGTTGTTCGGTAAGCTCTTTAATCGTGTCGGAAAGTTTTTTGTATGCCGTAGCATCGCCACCCGATATGCGTATATTGATGGATTCAGCCTTTGTAGCCAATTCATCCAACTTCTTAGATAGTCTTCCGAGTTCGGCCTCCCACCCTGCATAGAGGATGTTCTCAATTATCGGATTTTCCATGCTTACGGTTCATTTCGATGACAAGTTGTTGAGCACCACGATATTCGGCAAGGGTAGTATCAAGTGAGACAGGAACGTAGGTCTTAATGACTGACAGCTGACGCATACATTCGGCCATCGTTGGACGCTTACGCTCCCCAAGCTCACGGTCTATCTCCTCAATCTTAATAATCAATCCATTCACACGGTCGGCAGCCATGGCGATGATGTCCTGTTGCGGGTTGGCCGTGATACCCAGTGAACGCAAGATGTCAATGGATGATGGAGATGGTCGGCGGGAAAGGACAATAATACAGGCCTGAATCCGAAGGGCACGTTTAGACAATCGCTGTCTATCCTCAATCAGTTCAACGGTGCGTGTATATGTCCCACCATCGCTATCCTGTTCAATGATTCGCTTCCATGCCTTCAACCGTTGCCGTTCAGTCCCACGTCCAAGATGGGAGAGGTCAAAAGGGTCGGAACAGACAATACGAAAATACTGCCTCATCGTTATCGTGTCTATTGATTCAACCATTTGTTGACGTTCTTTTGTAGTCTTGTGAATAGGATTTCTTCGACATAATAACGTAGTGCGATATGATTCAGTCCCAAAAGAGCCTGACCGTATTTTGTTTCAAGTTTAGGAAAAAGCCAAGAACCTGAGCGAACTACCAACTTACCACCTCCAACATCGGCTACCAAGGTATTGTAAAGCCACCGTCCGTTAATGATAAGGTTCGGTGTTCCGGACGGTCGCTTTGCAAATAATGGGTTATGGCTTCGTTGGTCTAAACGGTCTTTCCAGTCTGAATACCTCTGTGCGGCCGCCTGCGTCTTGAAATAGGGGTCTTCCTGATAGGTAGGCCTCAAACCGTTACCATTTGCATCCTGCCCGGCGTATAGCTGGTCTTTCTGCAAGGATAAAAGAAGTTCCTCATCCTCCTGCATCAACGTCTGAATCTGTTGTACCAGGTTTAGCGTCTTTAGGTTTCGTGACAGTCTTTGGAAAGCGTTCATCCTTTTCCTTTATTACAAGGTCTTTATCCACTTCGGCGAGGTGCGATATGCACTTTGATTCACGGCGCAAACCCCGCAGCGTGGAGGCATCCATGCAGATACCCCCATGCGTGAGTTGAATCCTGACGTACATTACGCAGGTGTTACGGAAAGAACGTTCGATTCATAACCGCCTGTCTGTCCGTTACCCATCGGCGTAGCAAGCGCATACAGCGCAGCAGGCGAGACGAGTGATAGGTAGTTCAGCGCTTTAGCAAACGTACCGGCAAGGGTGAACGTTCCGGCAGTAGCCGAATAGGTGACAGTTGAAATGACCACCGAAGCGCCTGTAGAGGCAAGAATCAAAAGCCATGCGGCAGGCAGCTCAAGAGCTGTTTCGTTCGTCAGCCCAAGGTCAACGAGGTTGTCCGAGCGTTGTACCTTGACAACGATATCGGATTCAGAGGCAGAAACGAGCGTTAATGTCACATTGTGTACAGAGGAGAGCTCATCTTTAAGCACAGTACCGTCATCGAACTTGTAATACATCAGCTTGTCGGGGTTGAGGAACATTTCCTCATCCGAGAAATAGACGTTCATCAATTTCTGTGATGGGTCAGTACCAACGGGCACTTTGAACTCGGGTGCTACATCGCAGGAAGCCCCTGTGAATGTACCTGTCGAAGTCTTTTGTCCCCATAGATACCCACGTTTATCACTCAGGAACATCTTCAGTCCATTATTGCCCATGAAGCGGAAAATGGATTGCAGTTGTGGCAGCCCACGTTCGGCAAGGGTGAATTGTAATGTAGGCTTTCCAAGCGATGTCCCTTGATGAATGCCATAACCTGTCGTTTTTACAGCGTTAGCGGCTGTGTTATCCACGCAGTCTATCACATGGAAATAAGGATAGATGCGTGCTGATTTGACGGCAGCAATAGCGTCCGCTTGCAGTGCGGCAAGGAACAGGGCATCGGTGGCGTATGTCATCGTGTATGCCTTTGATTCAGGCACAAGGATGAAGCCGTTGATTTGGTTCACATCCCAAGCACAACCCGTAGTACCGAGATTGCCCCAATGGGAGGCGCAAATGTTGTTGTATGTGTTCATAATGTTAACAGTTTAGTATTCGTAGTTTTGTTTGTTTAATGATGACGGCGTCGATGAACTCACCGACAGTACCGTCTAATTTGGAATTATAGACACGTTCCGTCCTAAGATGAAACTCCCCGTCAGTACCGAAAAAACACTCCAATGTGTCTTCAAGATATGACGTTAGATTCCAAAGAATAGGATTTTGCGTGTAGTCGTCACGTTGCTCGGCCTTCCATTCCTTACTTGTACGAGTAGCCACGACCATTTCAGGTATAGTAACCACTTGGCCTTCGTAAATGATACCACGAGCATTGACGAAAAGGAAAGGGTATTTGTTGATGTCATTCCGTAGTTTTGTCAATTCGGTCACCCATTCATCGACATACGAGCAACGGAATTTCATCGTAAACACCACATGTGAAGGGTCTGTCGTGATGGGTATCGAGAGTGCCGTAAGGATGGCACGGCCACGAGTGTCACCCAAGACGACAGACGACTTAACGAGTGTCTCGATGCGAGGTATAACGAGTTCACGTATGGAATCCTGTATGCTCATATTCCGATATGGTTCATATAACGTCCACGATATCTCCCTGCGTCCCAACTGACGAACAATTTCCAGCCATTGTAGTTGTATTCGTATGTCGTGCAGAACGTCGTTTGGTTCTCATAGAGGTACGTGACGGCTACGATGATTTTGTCTATCATCGCATTCCATACTCGAACAATTCGCTCATCAGCCGATATGCGGTTCTTTGCCTCACCATTGACCAGAAGAGTACCGTCGCGTGCTTCGGTATCTGCATCAGCCCAGTACTTGCAGAAAATGTAATCCGCAACGGGTGAATCCTTCAGCCCAGTATCGAACATCAGGGCATCAAAGGCAGCCCATTTCGTAGTAGCGTAGTCTGCAACATATTCCGTATAGAGATCATCACCCAACAGGAGTTTGAGAAATTCAGGCTCATATTTGGTTATGAACGCCACGAGTTGCTCCGTCTGCTCGGTATAGAGAGCCGATGGAGTGCCAACCTGCGTCGCCAAGTCTGACAATCGCAGTTCACGGACGAAATATGTTGTATCTACCCTGTTTGCCATCAGAAGCGGGATATGCCGTACAGATAATACTTAGTCTTCTGAGTGGCAGAAGTGGTCTTCGCTATTAACCGATAATAATTGTATATCAGGTCTTGAGCATCGAAATATTGATATATACTGGCACTCGTATTATTAATGACGGTATCCAGCGCCACCCATGAGGCTTGATTGATAGAGCCTGATAGAATGACGGTATCATTGGCAGCACCCGAAACCTCCAGCCTATATAACAGGAGATTCATCTTACCGACATAATCGGAGGTTACCTTGAGCACCAACGTATCAGCTTTGGACGCTATCAACGTATCGGCAGCAGTACCCCAGGCCGTGATATTGGCAGGAGTCGTAAATGATTTGGTTGTCACACGAGCCATTGCGCTCACAGCAACAACAGCTAACAAAAGGATGATTAACTTTTTCATCTTATTACTTTTTTTAGTTAGACAGCTTCAGTTATTGTGGCCAAATCGGTTGCTATCGAAGCCACTTTCACGAAGGACTTGACATCAACATCCTTCACACGCAGGTTTTCACGCTGATAGGCGATGATGGTCGTAAGACCTGTCTTTTTGTCATCCTCGATCTGTGCTATCTCGATCATCAGGTCATCCCATATATAGAGGGTAGCCATATTGAAGTCACCGAGCAAAAGGGTGTCGGCTGTAACCAGCGGGTTCTCGATCAGACTGATTCCACCAACGGCCACATTGCCACCGATAGCCCATGCGGGATACAGGTAGTTGTTGTTCTTGTCCTTCTTCAAGCGGACATTGTCCACGTCGGCGTTGTTGACAAGGGCATAATTGGCCATAGCACCACCGAGCATGTCAACGGCGATCTGTGTCTTCATCTTGGCGAGCAAGTCGATGAGGTTGGCATCAACGATGGAGATGTCGGTGGTGACGAATGCCTGCGCATAGGTCTCGATACCTGCTATCTCGTTGCCTGTCCCAAGTCCTGACACCAACTGCTTGTTCTCTTTCAGCTTCATGTTTTTGTTGACCAGTCCCTGTATCTCACCTTGAACGAAATCAATGTCCTTGAGTGAATCAAGAGAAATCTTAGTCCAGTCCATGATCCTTCGACCGTCAAGAGTTTTCTTAACCCATGTCAGGTTTGAACTTGTCGGAGCCGTGCGTATTTCGGCCACATTACCGGCATTGTTCGTGACGGCCAGTTGTTCCCACCATGAAACGGAATCATGTGTGTTGTTGCCAAGCATGACTTTCGGGAACAAGTCCCTCATGTATGGCATGCCCCTTTGTATCTGTCCAACCCCACGATCCTGATAGGAATCGGTGTCGGATGTTGCGTTGGCCGTCGAAACGGTCTTGAGGCTTGTGCTGATGCGTACCAGCCCTGCTCCGTTGGCCTTGATCATTGCGTCAAACTCGCCCTTGTTCTCCACGAGCAGTTCACGGAATGTCTTGGTCTTGGCGGGGGTGGCGTTCTTCATCGAAGCGAGCACCTCGCCCTGTTGTTTGATCTTTTCCTCGAGTGTCGAAAGCCCTTTTGTGATATCCTCACCGTAGGCCGTCTCCACCTCTTTCTTGAAATCCGCAAAGGCGGTCTTCAATGAAGCATCGTCAACGAAAGCGGGAAGGCTCTTCTTGAACCCTTCCAAAGCCTCGTTCATAGCTTTTTTTAATTCTTCGTCCATAATTGTTTTAGTTTATTGGTAAATTCCTGTTTGAAATCCTCGATATTGATAGTGCTCTTGCGGCTATCAAGAGTGTCCTCGGACGGCTCTTTCACGCTTAATGTTGGTGTTGCATAATTAGACCCTATAGGCACGGCTGACCCTTCGATCAGCTTGGCCTCGGTGACAGCCCAGAAGAAACCGACTTCATCTACATCCTTCTTGTTGGCCACCTGCGGGTAATATTTATCCCAGTTCTCCTTCTCCTCACGGTAGTAACGGTCCTCCGAATTGATGCACATGAACAGCGTCACGTACTGCATCCCTACGGAATGGTTGTCTACGTATCCCTTCATGTACTGGTCGTACATGTATTCGTTGCGGGACTTCTCGATCTCCGAATCGAAGATCAACGCCTGCGTCTGACCATCGAACCCGTACCCAAGATCAGACCATTTCATCATCCTGACGGAAGGCGTGACCTTGTCGGTTATGATGTGGTCGAACTTCATCTTGTGCTCCTGTAGGTGATATGTCTTCCTACGGTCTTTCAGTGTCTTGTTCCAAATGCCTGGGATATGGACATCATAATGCGAATCGAAGAGATTGGTGGTGTTGATGACCGCCTTCACTTTCAGGTTGGCCGTCTCGGACAGTCCGTTTTCCTCTTTCGTTGCGTCAATGCGACGCTCCACCTCCGCACCGAAAACGACCGTGTCGCCAGTCTTCGTG